ATTAGAAATTAATTATCAAAATGATCGTAATACCTATAAAGACTTTTTACATCGTCAAGATTATCTTCTGATCCGTCATAAAAAACATATGAGTCCTGTAGATATCCACCAAGAACTTCTTCAATGTATGTCCTTACTATTCTCAAAGTTTTACCAGAATAATAACTGTCATCTACGAAAATAAATGGCTGATTCTTATAAGAATCCAATTTCCAATTAGAATATTGAATTGGCAAACCCTTTCTCAAACTGCCATTAATATACTCAACACTGCAGTCGCTTAAAAACCATTTATATTTCAATCTCAATGCTGCAATCTTTTCTCCAATTTCACCTGATATGATGATATTTTTTACACTTGATTGTGAGATATGTGTTAGATATGATATTAGAAAATCTTCATCGTTTTTGATTAAATCATCTAGTTCATTGAAATATTCTTCTCCACCGCCATGAGAATCAATACACTTTTTTGTAATTTGACTCATTCGGTGTTTCATTTCATTTAGTGTTAACCGTTTCATAACTTATACTTCCTCGTTTTTGTTTAGTTTATGCTTATTTCTAAGCAAGTACACAGGATAGGATTCGAACCTATATTCTAATGTCCTGCCATTTAGACGACCTGTGCTACCAATTATATAAAATGAAAGAAATTTGGATTGAGGTACTGTAACCTTTTAACTTTTATTAATACCCTATAGGTGATTCGATATAATTAATGCTCCAAGAGCGCAATACATATAAATCACAGTACCTCAAATACGGATGATGGGACTCGAACCCACAAGGTTGTTAACCGCTGGAACCTAAATCCAGTCTGTTTTCCTATTTCAGCACATCCGCTTATTTGGCAAGAACCTGTATAACTTGCCAGCAATCCTTGTACTCTCACTTATACAAACAAGGTGGCGTGAGCGAATTGCTTCTTAGGAGAAGATCCTTGTTATATTCTTCTTCTCAGATTTTTATGTAGGTTACCTTCGCAGAAACCTACTGCCTTATCTCTGCTACTCAACAGATCTCGTATATCTCTTACGCTTAATCTGGTTTCCGCAGATTACGGACTGTCGTAGAATTCACACAGGATTCACATTGAGATATTTTTGACGAAGGTTTTTTCATGTTATTTAATTGTATTTTGTATTTTTATGCGCTTTTGATATGCTTATAAACCCTGTCCGATTAACGCGACCTACAACTTATCATATCTCTACCATACCCTTAAATATGGTTTTCAAGTTTTAGACTACTTGGTAGTATAAGGATTCCCTGTATTTCGTCTTCTGCATGGAAATAGGGAGTGTGGAGTTCGAATCCACGTTGTTGACCTTGCTAGGGCTTACAGCTTATAAGGCTGTGGCTCTCACCTACTGAGCTAACTCCCCAAATTTTGATAGAGCAAACCCTGAAATCTCTATCTCTCATTTATTTTAAGACTAATGAGTTTGTCCCACATATCAAGCACTTAACGCGGCTACATTAAGCTGTGGCAAACCATTTGTACATCGAAATACTAACCATAACGTATTCGATCATAAGGATTAAAAGTCTGTGTTTTTCTATTCAGTTTATTAAGGTCGTATGAAAATACATCTAAAAACAGTAGACCTAGCTGAGCTGGCAGGATTCGAACCTGCGTATACAAAGGTCAAAGCTTTGTGTGTTTACCGCTTCACCACAACCCAAAAACAATCTCATATCTTCGGCACCTACTCATCTTACTTTACGCCTAGACTTTCTTCGAGAGATCTGCGTAGCCATCTTCACATCCACACCTCAGATGATATGTATCTACAATAGTTACTTCCAATATGAAATTATTTCTCTTTCAAATTCCTTCTATTAAGTCTATATGGTAACAACATAGTGTAATCTACATTAGAAGTTCATTAAAAGAATTTTATTATATCCATATACATAAAATATATAATGCTCCTTAATTACAATTCCCACATTTAACGTATGTGTAGAGCTATAACGCCATTTGAATATCTGATAAGCATCAGCACTTTGGAGGGATATATCGTTTCACCACATCCACAGGTTAACCACGCCTTATTCAAAATGGATAGCATAAGAGTCCATCAGCCATAGGAGCAGACTCCACGGAGTTCCATAACGATGACTTTTGGATTTATTATGTCAATGATTGTTTTGCACCGCCTATATTCGTAACTATGCTATTCAATTTATATTCTAATAGGAAGAAACTCTTCCAGAAGAACATATGGGATTTGCACCCATGACGGTCACAACCTATGTGGTTGCCGCTCTCCTCCTGAGCTAATGTTCTTTCCAAAAACAAAGATTTAATAAATATTACAACTGAGCTAATGTTCTTTCCAAAAACAAAGATTTAATAAATATTACAAACATTTTTGAGATCTCAATCTTCTTATAAGGCTTACGCCGATCCCACTCGACCCTGGAACTTCTGAAGATTTTTATGAACTCTGCTTCATTCATAAAAGTTTAGCCATTGAAGAATACCTCTAGCAGTTTCGGTTTCTTACGCATAGCTTCAAGATTTCAGAACTACTGCGCTCTGTAGGTGGTGGATCATACACGATATTGTGTAGTCAAACGGTACGGCAACTCGATGTTGAGAAGCGTTTTCTGTGACACCACATATCTGAAATCTCTAACAGGACATCTGGGAGTCGAACCCAGTACAGACTGCTCAAAGTCTCTTCACCATCGAAGTCATGTCCCACCTCAACACTTTAGGAGGTATAAGAAATAAGAAATCTATTTGGGTAGCTAACCCAAATCCTGGATGCGGATTCGAACCGGCAAATACATGAGTTTCATGTGTTATAACCATTTAACTATCCAGGACGTTCCAACTGCGGCTTTGTTAGAACTAAGAAACAAGGTTTTAATAACCGCA